TTGTAGCTCCAGCCGTCTTAATAGACTTGCCGATAGCTTCTCGCGCTCGTAGACTCCTGGTATCTCCGGGATCTCGAGAGGCTTGAGGCCTGGAATCTCCTTTCTTGAGATCTTTATACACTTAGACTTTTCATCCTGGTAGACGTTATACCATTTCCTGAGGAATGGCATGACGATCAGGCTTATCTCAAGAGGTGAGAGCTTCTGCATATCTAGCGTGTACATCGTATCTCTCCTGTTCTTATACGCCACCTCAGTCCATATAGGCTCCTCTGAGAGCGTCAAAATGTATGGGTGGTTATACCGCTTCACATGCTTTAAGATCTCGTCTTGTAGGGCTTCTACGACCCACTCACGGCAATCCCATACAGGTCTATTGCCTTCGTACTTCTTGATAGGCCATAGCTCCTCGATCATCGTGAACTCTCTGCATTCAGGGATTAGGTTCTCATTCATAGTTGTCCTTGTTGATTTGCTCCTGAGGAGAGGATACTGTCCCTTCCTCAGGATCTATTACTTCTTCTTTGCTCTGCCCTTGCTACCGCACAGATGAATGTGAGGATAACAAAAGCCCTTACTTCTGTGGGGTACCCACTCGCCAGGATCAAATAAATGCCCTGTACGAAGAGATAAAGTCTTATGAGGTCTATCATACTACTCGTATCGTTGTAGGCGCATACAGACGGCTACAGATAGGCACATGGCTACCTGAGTGATGCCGGTGATCATGTCAGTCTCGAAGAATACCACGGCGCTAAGTCCTGCGATGAAGGAGATGAGCACCATGGCGATAGAGCGTAGTAGCTCGTTGCGATTCTTTCTTGTCATATCTTTTACTTTGCTTTATCTAGTTTGATCTTGATCTCCTTTATGAAGAACTCCCTGAACTCAGGCAGGCGCTCAAGGATGTAGATCAGCATGTTTGCTACCCTGCTTGGTGGTACTCCATCCTCGATCTCTTGCTTTACGTTGACTTCCCCGATTTCGTTTATCTTGATTTTGCGTACTTTATCTTGGTGTTTGTATTCCACCTCTATGTAGCCGCGTGCAATTACTCCTACCTGATCTGGCTTATCCTGTGCAAGATCTTTGATATCCACCTTGATGCTGATGTCTCCCATCCAGATTGATTCTCCAACACGCAAGACTCCTGATAGCTGTAGCATCTCCATGATTGTGGTCATTCGTAATAGCTCGGATTCCATGCGCTGTATTTTCCTAACGCATGATGCTATATACTCATAGGCTCGTCTCTGATGTCTATCGAGCATGTAGTAGTCTAAGCCAACACCACAGACTCTCGCAATTTCTATCCCTTTCTTCTTCCGGTTCTTTCTCTTCCTTTGTTCGATCGGACTCTTTTTTCTGTAAATCTCCTGCGCCTCGGAGACCAGGTGAATTAATTCCATATCCATATTCTTGCCTTATTTACTTAACCACTTCTCTACGCGCTGGATGAACTCTGCTTCAAACTCATCGAACACCTCAAGCGTGTAGTCAAGCATCTCCTTGATCTCATCGTAGTATATACCTTCTGATCCGACTGTGCTTATATTCATTGGTCTATCTGTAGGTATAACTAGAGCGCATATTCCTTTGAATTTCACTGGCTTTGACACTCTGATCCATGTATGAGTTGGTCCACCTACAGTGTCATTCGGTCTTTGTCTTATCGTTATACGTGGCGGTGGCTCTCCTATATTACCCTGATCTGATAAATCCTCGAGTCTCATCATCTTTCTATCTACTAAATCCCTAGCTATCTTGCAGATGAATGCCATCCTACCTCTTAGCTTGTGGACCTTGAGGAGAGATGATGCCATCTTTTGGACATCAACCCTTATCTTCCTTGATGCTAAGGCATAGTAGATCTCGGTGTTCAGCATTTTCTTGATCTCGTTCTCCGTGTTTCTCCTGTGGTCTTCCTTGAGCTTTTCTGTAGCCTGTATGTTCACGGCTTTTTCGGAGACTCTTATGGATAGACTTATCAGTCTATTCAGCTTCTCGTCTTTCCTCATAGCTTATACTATTAAAGGCCCCCTCATTCCTGAGGAGGCCTAGATTCTACTTCACTTGTTCAAAGTCTTCCTTGAGTTCACTATTATTGAACACACCGAATATGCAGGTATCCTTACTGTACAGAAAGTGATCCCCCTTCTTTAGCTCAATGTGTCGGTTGTGGAACGTGAGGAAGAGCCCATCTTGGTCCTCTAGGACTACGTTGTGAGATCCCAGTGGTACAAAGATACCCAGTTCGTTATCTGGGTCGTTCATGACGTTGTGAAATTCCCCTAGGTTCTTGCCGGTGTATTGCAGGCCTTTGAACTCGATGCCGTCATTGCTTACGTATGTCTTAATCATTGCTTTGATTGCTTTAGTACTTGATAGATCTCATCTGCGACCCACTCCTTGACTTCCTCTTCCATCTCCGGGAAGGTCTTGCCTGCGCAGATCTCTGTTGAGTAGCCTGGGTGAATGGCGTTTGCGATCCACCCTTCTGCGAAGGGATCTCTGATAGCTAAGATCCGCATCCCCCATACAGGATCCCATACACATCTCGTAGTGCCGGTCTCCTTTCCAGCTGGGCTTACCCACTCTGGGTCTTTCATCTGTTCCTTGATTTGTTCCTTGGTGATCATAGTTGTTGTTGCCTATTAGTGGTTTGAGGAGGAGATAGTACATCTCTCCTACTTGTTTAGAAAGAGTTTCTTATGGTGCTCTCTACAAGCCTTGATGGCGTTTTCTACGCTATTGAACTTCTGTCCGAAGAGTTCCATTGGTGATGTTATCATGATCTCACCGTCGCGCTTGGTGACCTCGTAGAAAACATCTAGGCTAGATTGGCAATACCAGTTATCACTTCTGATATAGGGGTAGTACTTGAAGTGTAAAGGCTCGAACCCAAATAGTTTGTCTAGCTCTTCATCCTTACTCATAGGTCTCTGTATTAATAAAGCATCCCCAGCCCTCCTAGAGGAGGACCAGGGATACCTTGATTGTTAGCTACTAGCTATCCTAGTAGTTCTTGCCGTGCTTGTAGGGTCGCATCTCGTTGTAGCGCATCTTGACCTGGATGTGCTTCATCAGGTCAAAGCCCGTAAGTTCAGAGATGATGTGGACCTCTGCGATTATGTGGCAGAGCGCTCCCACAAAGCCATACTCCAGGTCAATCTTTGCTGCAGCTCGCATGATGTACCATACGTGCGATGGCATAGAGAGTTCCTTGTAGGCTTCCATACGCCCTTCTTCCTCAAGAGTATTCTTGATCTTCTGCTTTATCATGCTGAGCGTATCCATCAGGTGTGTGCGCATCTCGCTCTCACCATTGTTGGCCAGAGCGTCAAGCGCGCGGATGACCACGTCAGCACCCTCGTCCTCGTAGTTGTTCTTGACCTCTTCCTCAAAGCGCTTCTTGAACTTCTCGTCGTCGGTCTCGTTGATCAGCTCGTCGAGGTTCACCTTGGTGATGAGCCCTGCGCGGTGAGCATTGATCATCTCCCCAAGCTCAGAGACGATCATCCCCTGGTAGTGTGAGGGTGGAAGCTCCTCATCCCAGAAGCCCTTGTTGACTGCGTTCTTGTGTATCTCGATACCGATGAGTGCGAGATTGCCCCAGTTAAATTCTCCTTGATACATGTTCGTTCTTGATTATAATGTTTTGAATCGTTCCCCAATGCTGGGGCTATACTGCATGATTATTGATCTTCCCCCTATGTCATTCAGGTCTATTCCATTCTCGCTCTTCTCTAAGGCTTCCTCTAAGTAGCCTCGTAGTGTTGCTCTGGAATGATGTATGACCTCCGAGATAATACCCTCTACCTCTTCGCTCATCTCTTGGTCTTCTAGTCGTATGAGCCTTGGCCCATAGAACTTATAGAGTGCGGATGGTAGAACTGGCTTTACTTCTATGCCCTTTATGTAGCTATCGATGTACCATTGATTTTGGTCATCAGCCTCAGTCAGGCCTATGGAACAAAGCTCTAGAGCTAAGAATCTTGATTGGATAGCCCATTCAAAATCCTTTTCGATTGGCATGACCCTATACTTCTGCGCTGCTATTAGTGATATGCCTATAGAGATGACTGAGTCTTCGATCGCAACGAGAATGGTCTTTCCTTCCTTGTCAAGCGATGTATTTGGCATAAATACTTCGAGTTGCAACTCTTCTCTTAGGTCCTTGCTTTTCTGACCATCTTCCTCATTGAGGATAGAGTAAGCTATTGCAAGCTGCCCGAAGAGTTTCACCCGCTGTCTTAGGTCTTCTGTCATTATCTAAACTCGTTTGTGACGTTAAACACATTGACGTAGCAATAATGGTCTAAATCAAGATCATTGTTGCTCCATTGATTGAACTCTTCAGGCGTATTGAAGTCCTTACCTGATATCTCCTTGGCAAATTCGATCGCCTCTTTCTCAGAGTGAAAGTACTCTACCCCATCTTGATCATCAAGGTGGTAGTCTACCTTCGCTTGCTCTGGGTAAGTATAACCTTCTGCGTCGTTAGTCTCGTAGATCCCGCATCCTGGCTCTTCCTCAATATACAAGATATCAAGGTTAGGAAATACCTCTAGGAGCAAATTGGGGAAGTGCGTCATACACCAAGCCTCCTCGGTGGTGATGACTAGTACTCCATCCTCTAAGGAGAAGTCTTGTACGAAGGCTCTAAGCTGATAGTCTTCCAAGGATTTCCTATCAAAGCCTAGACCTGTAAGTACGCTACCTACCCAATCGGGATGTTCCGACTCTTTCATCTTGAGGAGAGCATCATAGATCTCTTGAAGCTCATTCTCCTCTCCTCTGATGGTATATTGTATTGAATCCCAGTTTGGCATATTAGTCTGATATTAAGAACTCGTTGATGTAGATGTAGTCGTCAGTGCCCTCGTCGTAGACCTGGTCATTGTTCCAGCACTCTACCTCTAAGAGCTCGGTGAAGCCGATGTCTGTGAGCTTGTAGGCGATGTCAAGAGCTTCATCCTCGGTCTTGACGTACTCAGTACCTGTCTTGTCTCCTACCTTGTAGTCCACTCGGTATCTCTCTGGGAAGTACTTCCCTTCCTCATCGTTGGTCTTGAGTACTCCACATTCACGCATGACCTCACGATAGTAGATCTTGATATCCTTGAACTCCTGGGCTAGGCAGTGCATGAACTCGGACTTGCCGTACATCTCTTCCGTCTCAAGTCGTAGTGTGATCTGTGGCTCAGACATATCGACCTCGATAGAGTTGAGGTAGGATCGTGGGCAGACGACCTGTGGGTCCCCCTTAACTGCACCTAGGTCGTATAGCATACCACCAAGCCAGGTGTTGCCGTTGTTCTGCATGTACTTGTTGATAACGCCATTGATGTACCCTAGGATCATCTGAGGACCTTCAATGACGTACGATAGTGATGAGTATCTTGCTGTATCCATTGTTATGTTAGTTTATGTTTTACTTTGTGAGCTCATTTCAGCCCCTGTGGGAGCCTTAAAGTTCCCTCCTGGGCATTTGTACCACTAAGGGATTCTGCGGCTTCCTGGAGCTGTTCTACGCTCTTAGCCATAAAGAGGAGCTTTGAGAAGGTGGTGCCTGCGCTGTCGGTAATCAGGTAAAGACCGAAATAGCTCTCTGCTTCCTCATTAGCGTCGATGGCGTAGAGGACCTTGTGGGTGGGTGTGTCCTTGAGGAAGGCTACAAGACCAGGCTCAAACTCTGTGTACTTCTTGTTGGTGTCTGCTATCCACAGGAGACCTGGCTCTTCATTCTTTCTCTTTTCCTCATGGTCTTTGAGGAAGGAAAAGATTACTGATGCAGCTACTATACCTCCGAGGAAGAAGATGATGATGTATCTTAGTAGTTCTCTCATTGTGCTTATACTAATAAAGCCCACACCACCGGGTTAGGGCGATGTGGGCGTTGTGATTAGAGTTCGATGTTGTTCTTGAAGATTTCGAGTATGAGCTTCATATCACGATAGCTCTCAGCGTTTGCCTGCATCTGTTTTAGGACATCTTTATCCTTGGTCTCGTTCTCTCGATAGTCTACTTCCCCAAGAACGTACTTTACAGCTTCGTGTACTTGTTTGAGTTGCGTCTTTGGGTCTGATGGTCCTTCCTTCTTGAACTTGTCGTTCTCGTCAAGGTATGTTGATTCGACCTTTTTGAGGATCGTATCACATACCTTAGTCATCATTCCTGCATGAAGATACTTAGCTACGTCAAGAATGAAGTCTCGGTCTTCGCTGTTGATTCGGTCTTGCGATACGAAGGTGACGATGCAGCCTATAGCCTTACGATCGATCTCCTTCTTCTCGTGCTTCTGTTCTAGTATCTTGATCAGTTCTCGCTTTACATAGTCTAGTGCCTTGAGGAGGTCCTCCTTACCGCCCTTATCACGGAAGCGGATAGCGTACTTTAGGATACAGCCCTCAGTGAAATTGAGCTTAAGGTCTTCGATGAGCTCGATGGGCTGATAGTCGTAGCCTTGGTAGTGTGTGCCGCCTACCTGCGTTGATTTTAGCTTGTCCATGTCTTACTTGTTCTTTTTGGTTCGTTGATGATGCCTTCTTTAGCTTTCTTTACATAGATGCTTGCATCTTCTATGTATTCCCTCAGGTCTCTTAGTTCCTGGATTGATGGATACCTGTTCTCAAACTCGCATTGATTTATGAGCTTGTCTAGAGTCAATCTCAGGATATTGAGCGTCTGAGATGCGTCGCTAAGGTTTATCAGGGTTATTTCTTTTATACTCATTCCTGTTCTTGCGTAGGGTACTCTATCGCCATCTGCATATCGATGAGGTGAGCAAGCTCCTTCATCTGATAGTTGCAGATAAGCGTGATTACGATCATGAGGAAGTCCTGAGTTGTCTCTTCGAACTGTTCTTGCGAGACAAAGCTACACACTCTCTCGAGATTGCAGTCCTCCTCAAGAACGATACCGTAGCTTGTCACACGGCTGGGATAGCTATGACCGAACTCAGCGTAGTTCCTCGCTTTCTTCAGATCCTGTAGGCCATTTTTCTTGCGATATCGTACGAGATACTTGAGGATATTACCCTGGATGAAGTCGAACTTCATATCAGTGATAAACTTGATAGGCTCGTACTGATAACCCTTGTAGTGGGCTTCGCCTTGGTACTCTGCTTTTTCCATATTGTTACTCTTTTTCTTTTGTGAGTTGAATTATCTCTTCGTCTAAGTCGATGCCAAGGATCCATCCGATAAGGAAGAGATCCTTCATTGCCCATAGAGTGTACTTTGCATCCTCCATGCTTCTGTACACGTTCGCTGCCAGTCTAGCTTCAAAGTCAAAGGACTTGATATACTCTGAGGTCTTCGGGTCCGTCACAAAGCCCTTGTGATAGAATGCTGGAAGGATAAACTCGTACGTATATGTTGGACTTTCTACGATCTCTGTTATCTCCGCATTCTGTACTACTGTTTCTGCAATCATCATCAGATAGTCATAGATGTGATTGCCAGCTCCTTCAGCTGCTACTTCGCCTTCCTTGTGGTTTCCGTATTTGAGGAAGGCGGCAAGTGTACTCACTCTGTGCGCCGCGAGTCTTGTCTTATTCTCGTCTGGCCTCACCTGTAGTTTTGCGTTGTAGATTCTCAGTGCATCAAGCATCTCTACGTATCGCTTACGTAACGATGTTAGTCCTACTTCTTCTGACTCTTTGCCGCTCTCTATGCAGATTTCTCTTGCTGTCATATCCGTATGGTCTTGTCTTACTTATTACGTTTCTTTCTGCGCTCTACCATCTTGTCCTCCGTGCGTAGGACTGAGAGGAGGAGTGTTATCGTTGCTTCTTTCGTGAGTTGTTTGGGACTGCTATCCTTGTCGTCACGATCCCAGAAGTGATGGTACATGAGGAGACCAGGACCTGAGGATTCTACCGATAAGACCCTCTCGGTCCTGATGAAGTAGTCTACCTGTCTGTCGGTCCCTGGGTGGATCTTGGCGTGTAGTACACCGTCTACCTCATCGTACTCAGGGATGACGACATTGAGCTCTACCTGTCTTCTCATCTCCTCAGGATCGTACTGCTTAGGCATCACAGCATATTCCCATTCCCAGAAGCGGTCTACCAGGATATTAAACACAACCTCTCTGATTCTCTGTCGTACGAAGACGCGATCTACAGAGCTCGTTCTAAAGCTGGCGTGGTCAAACTCTTCCATGAAGGAGTAGTTCACGTATGCTGCTGCAATGTGAGACGCAGCGTATGGTCCCCTGAAGAACGTCAGGTGTACTCTACGCTCGTTCTCGCCACTCAGTCTCTCCTCAGTGTGCTGGATGTAGTAACAGTACTTCTTACTGTTGTTAGGCACCATGAGATAGATAGCCTTGAGTGGATATGCGTACTTCCACGGCCACTTGAGCTTGCATCCTGAGGGTAGCTCCACCAGTCTGTTCATAAGCCCCTCAGCGGTCTTTCTGTCCATTAGTTATGCTTTGTTAGTCGTTCTACTGTACCGAGCATGGCAGCTGCTACGGCGAAGAGTGTGGCGTACCCGATTACCTGACCGATAAACCACAGGAAGATGTTGATGTCCTCTTCCTTCCAGCCGTAAGTGTAGATGAGGAAGAGGATACCAAAGATTGAGATTACTAGTGATAGTGCGTACTGAGCGTTGTTGAGATATGGCTTCATAATCGTATTGTTGTTATTGCAAAGGTATCCCTATTCTTCCAGGCCGTAAAGGTCCTAAGGCGTAATGTGCTAAGGATACCCGCTAGTTAGACTGTCTTCTCCTCAGGAGCTTTTCCTCAAGCTCCTGTTAGCTTGCTGGTCAATGCCAGCTCTATATGTGTATGTGTGTGTCCTTCGTGGTATAGCATCAAGGGTAAAGCGCAAGGTCCGATGTTCGCATAGTACGCCTCTCCCCTGTTTCTCCCTTCCTCAGGCAACCTGCCACCACCTTACAAATGGCAGGCCGCACAAGGAGAACGGAAAGTAAGGCGTACTATGTGAACACCCCTAATACAAGCGGCAGGTGCGAAGCCGGAGTTCCAAGCGGCTCCACACGCTGGTCGTATTAACCCTGTACTCGGCTATAAGCGCGTAGCACTTATAGTCCGCTTATACAAAAAAGACCTCCCTAAGGAGGTCTTTGCGCTTTACGCCTTGTAAAGGACGATAGTCTGATGGGTCGCCTCGTGCGGTACTGGTCCGCAATAGACGGTGGCTCCCCATCCGATGGTCTTACCACGGACGACCTCTACAGGCTTCTCCGTGGTGAAGTCAAGACACATACGTGATGTGTCCTGATTATAATAGACGAGCTGACGCTTGATTCCAGCCTTGCGTACAAGGTCCAGGAAGTCGCGTAGCATCTGATTCCCAGCGGAAACGATATCAATCGCCTCAATGACCGAAGTCACTGAGGGATTGAGTTCGTCCAAGATGACCATCTGGTTCATAGCTGTAAGGCTATAAGAAGTTCATCTTGTAGCGTGGGTCAGCCTCGTAGTTGCCGATGAACAGGTTGTACCCGGCAGGCTGATTGTTCTCGATGCGCATCTGGAGGTTCACGTGGAACACCTGACCTGTCTGCTGCGTAAGGGCGAGTGCATCCTCGAAGACCTGAGGGCCTTCCTTGGTGCCATTAACCCATACTGCTGTAGGCTTGCCATCTACGCTGATGAAGGCCTGCTGGCGGTCGCCATACTGGGTCTTCATCACAAACGTACTGAGCACACCGAGCTTCTTGAGGTCGGCCATCTGCGTAAGCTCGATGGACTTAGCCGTAACCATATAGGCACGTGTACGCTCTACTACGGTCTCAACAGTCTCCTCAAAGGGATTGACTGGAGTAGCTTCAGTAGCTTCAACGCCGTCTACGTGCATACCCTGAACTTCGGCGTTGTTAAGTTCAGTTGCGATGTTGTTCTGTACAGCTTCAGCTGCGATCTTCGTCTTGCGTGCCATAATTATATAACGCTTTTGAAGTGATGCTCCCTTCCCACCGTGGGTCGGGTAGCGGCGGTCCTTAGAGCGGACCATACTTGGTGAACCGAAGTCAATCGGCGGTACCTGCAGTTCCGTGCAGGCGGTAGAGACGTGGCGATGCTTCGCACCGGCAATGTAGAGGCCGGGAGGATGGCGAAGGCGGAGCCACGGACGGCAGAAAGCCCCGACAAGGAATGATCCCCGCGAGCGGCAGGGCTACCAGCCGGAGGGAATACCCACCAGGGATGCAGGCGTAAGCCCACAACCCTGACAAGGAGTGATCCCCAACATTCGGCCGCAGGCCGCAGGAGGTTAGAAAATGCGGCAGGCCTGACGGTAGAGGTACAGGCGGGCACACAGAAGAGGGTCGGAGATACCGACGTAGTGGCAGACGGAGACGAT